GGAAGGAGATGAGCTTGACATAGATGACGATGATGAAGTACCAACTATGAAGGTTATAGCTCCCGATGGTTCCACTCAAATGGAATTAAATGGAGGAGAGAGAATCTTTAGTAGAAAGAATACTAAAACTCTTATTCGTATGGCTAAGAGAGCAGATAAATCTAAGGCAGATAGAGATTATAAGGCACTCGGGAAGAAGATGTTTACCTATTTAAAACAGCAAGATGAACGTGAGCCTGAATATGTCGTTCAAGAGTAAGCATGGGCGTAAATGAAAGGCATAATATATAAATACACATCTCCCAGTGGTAAGTGTTATATCGGACAAACAATTAATGAGGACAGAAGAAAGCTTCAGCACAAGAGAGCTGCCTTTAATGAAAATCATAAGGAATATGATAAGCCGTTTTATAGAGCACTACGCAAGTATGGATGGGATTCCTTTGAATATGAAGTATTAAATACCATATCGGCTGATATGGAGAAGGATTTGACAGATAAACTAGATGCCTTAGAAATATATTATATAGGACTGTATGACTCGTATAGTAACGGTTACAATAGTACCATAGGAGGACACTCCCTTAGAGGTATAAACCATCCCTCCTACGGTACTAAACTGGACGAGGCTCATAAAGCTAAATTAAAAGCATCTAGAGCTAGAATAGTATCCCAATACTCATTAGATGGAAATTATATAGATACTTATGATAGTGCAGCGCAAGCGTCTGAAATTACTGACGCAGATTCTTCAGGAATCATAGCAGCTTGTAGAGGTAAGCAGAAGTCCGCAGGAGGCTATCAATGGAGATATGGATTCTCTGAGAAGTCTATACCTCCCGTTAGTTATAAAGAACCAGCTAGAACACGTAAATTTGGCAAAGACAATCCGAGGTCTAAACCAGTATATCAGTACACCTTGGACTATAAACTAGTTAGAATTTGGGAATCTGGATGTCAAGCTGAACGTGAAGCTGGGTACGATAGTACTAAAATAAGCAGAGTTTGCAACCATAAATTGCCTTACTATGGTAAGAAGAATGAAGATAAATATCTGTGGAGCTTCTCTGAGCTTCATGATGTAGAAACAAAAGATTAATTTGGTAATATCGTTAAGTATAACTAACTTTGTAGGAAAGTTAATGTTTAACGTTAAATAGTAATTAACATGAAAATTCAATCTAAAATTTCACGATTTCAACAGGGTGGTGCAGCTCCTGTACCACAAGACCCCGCAGCAGGAGGCGCACCTGCTGAAGGAGCACCAATGGAAGGCGGAGCACCGGAAGGAGCACAAGCAGGTAATCCTATGGAACAGATTCTTCAAGTGGCAGCACAGGCAGTGCAAACAGGTAACTGCGAAGCAGCTCTAGCTGTATGTCAAGCTATCATGGAAGCAGCACAGGGAGGTATGGGACCTGGAGAAGCTCCTCAAGAGGAACCAACCTTTGCAAGAAATGGTTCTAAACTTAGAAGAGTTAGATAATCATTTAACAAGTTAGAAAGGGGCATATATCAAACAGTATATGTCCCTTTCTTAGTTTATAATACGATATGTCACAAGCAATAAGAAAGTATCAAACTGGTGGCAAGTCCTCACAAGAACCAGAGCTGTTTGAGTGGAAAGATGTTAACAAATATAACAAATCAGATTTAGTATCTGGCTTATATAGAAACATTGACACCTATATACAGAATAACGGACTAAAAGGGGACAAAGCTGACCAATTCAGAAAGGCTGCTGGTCAATTCATAGAAGGTCTTAAGTCCGGGACTGTGACTATGAATGGAGACGGAACCTTTACAGATGCTTCTGGGCAAATGAGCAGTACTGGTAAATATGACAAGAAATTTCTAGGATTAGGTACTAAGAATACAGAGAATAATGCATTTAACAGAGTTGGTGATTATGCATTAAGCTATATTAAAGGTATGAGTCCTTATAAGGCACAGGTTGAAGAGAAACCTCAAACTAAAGCAGCTCCAATTTCATTTAAACAAAGACTAGCTAATATAGCTATGGGAGGAAACTGGGATGATAGTCTATGGAGGAAGTTTAATTCGCAAGACCGCTTAGGATTCCTAAGACAAGCAATACAATCTAGTCATAATGATTTCATTAATAATCCAGAAGCAGAATATAACAAAGATGTATTCGGAACTAGAGAGAATTGGATAGAGAGAAGCTCTAATCTATTAAAAGCTCTAGAAGACAATAAATATGACCCTGAAGACCTAAAATTCTCTGCCGCTATGGGCTATGGAGATTTAGGCGCTTATCTAAATGATGAAGTCTCTAAAGGAGGTAGTGATGTAAACTTGATAGATGCTTACAGGGAGTCCTTAATAGCAGATGCCAAAAGTAAAGGAATATTAGGAGACGAAGCAATTAACGCCTATGTAGAGAAAGGTCTAAGAGACCAAGCTAATAAGGAGAAAGAAATAATAGATACTAATAAGGCTGAACTGAAGACTGAAGCTACTAAGAAATACTTTGAGGATTATAGAAAGAATAATCCGTTTAAATCTTCCATGTCAGGACATTTCGGCAATGTTAATCCTAATTACAATATTGGCAATTTACTGGATTACTTGAAAGGTCAACCAGATATGGCAAATTATTTTACCAATGTATTAGGAAGAACCTCATTTAGACCGGACAACGGACAGCATATAGTTAATAATATGGATGCTGCCTTGAGTGTCATGAGGTCACAGTTCCCAGACATAGGCGATGGCTTTGTAGCAGTGCCCACTACATATGATTTCAATAATTATACTAGTATAGCATATAATCCTGAAACTAAACAGTACAAGGAAGTATCTATGCTAGATATACCTGCGTTGCAACAGATAGCCTATGCTCATTATGAGAATCCTACTGATAGTTCAAAACCTAGAGTTGCTCCTAGAGTACCAAAGCGGGGAGGTTCGTATTTCCAACAGGGAGGAAGTATAGGATTTAATAGGGAAGCTGCTAACGCTGAAATACTTAAAGCTATTAAGGAGAGAGACGCTAAACGTCAAGCTGACAAGGAAGCTAAAGTAGAACAATCTGTAGCATCTGGTAAATCTCCACAACAAGCTGTCAATGATAGTAGGAAGCCAGCAGATACTGGATTCACTGCTTCTGATTATGCAAGGCTTGGGGCTATAGGTGCTGATTTAATATCCATGATACCTGGAGCTGGGGTAGTAGGTTATGCTGGAACACTAGCCAATTTTGGAGCTGATTGGGGCCAAGATGGTCTTGACTGGGGAGATGCAGGACGTTTAGCTATGAATTTAGGTTTAGATACAGTTGGATTAATTCCCGGACTAGGCGCAGCGGCTAAAGGCAGTAAGGTAGTCAAAAATCTCATAAAATGGACTCCAAGACTATTATCGGCAGCAGCTGCAATAAACTATACAGGCCCTGGTATAGAATCGGCTAGAAAGCTAGCCACTAACCCAAAAGACCTTTCTGTAGATGATTATAGAAACTTAGCTGAATTAATAAAAGTTGTAGTTGGGGGTGGTAAAGGAGTTAAACGCCAAATACAATCTAGACAACTTAGAAATGCCGCTGCTACTGGAAATCATGTAATAACTAGCGCTACTGGTAAAGAATACACTGTTACCGGAGCACAGTTGGACGAGATAGCTAGTCATGGTAAACTCAAAGACCAACAGGCGGCTTTCCAGAAAATTACTAAGAGTGATGATAGATTAGGTCGTCAGGTTAATTTCTCATGGCACAATCCGTTTATAACCAGTTTGCCCAATTCTGTAGTAAGACCAGAATATAACTTCAACAAAACTAAAATAGTTAGTACTACTAAAGGTGATATTGAAGTGCCTCTAGTCTATTCAAATTCAGAGAAAGGAATAGTTAAAAGAATGCAAACTGGAGTTATATCTATTCCTGGCCTTGATAAGCCAGCTCAATGGTACAACTCTTTCAAATACAGAAATCTTAATAAAGGTCAAGCTAAGCCTTCAGAGCTGTTAGCATTACCTGCCCCTAATCAAGTAACTCCGTCTAACAGGGTATTTCACATGGGAGATGGTAAGTCAAGACAAGTTGTAGACATTACTGACCCAAACAAGCTGGCACAAACTAGAGCCACAGGAGATAGAAACAGACGTAATGAAGCTATTAGAAATGAAAGACTTAATAAGCAGGCTGAAGCTAGAGAAGCTCAAAAAGCTAGAAACGAAGCTTTGACTGCATGGGCTACTAATCAACCTTCACCTAAAAAGCCTTTAGTTGGAGCAGCTAGAGCTAATAAGGAAAAGACTTACAGAGAAGTATTCCAACCAGTAGCTGAACGTGAGTACAATAAAGTATGGGATGAAGCTGTTATAAACAGAAAGGATTTTGGGTATGAGGATGTAACTCCTAGAAGGAGTATATATACTCCACCAACTCCAACTGAAATTACTGTTACTCCTACTAACACAATTACCGATAAGAATGCCAGATACTTATGGGAATTGGTTAATCCGCCTAAACGTAGTACTGCTCATGTTAAAAGAGAACTTCCTAAGAAGCAATCTAAACCTAAGACTAAGAAGAAGTCTAAGGATGACAGAGTTACTAAGAAAGCTACTGGAGGAGTGTTAATTCCTAAATATCAGGGAGGTAAAGCTATACGTAATGTACAATCTGCTAATGATTTAAATTGGAACACAGACGTCTTAGGAAGTGCTGGTTACAATGACACATTAGGCACGATTAACCCAGCAAATGCTAGTACATATAATAATATGCAAAGAGATTACAGTAATCTTGGATTTACTGCTACTAAGCCTGGGGCTTCTAGATTATCTTATAATCAGAAC